AGTAAGTCCGAGTGGGTAGGTGAAGTAGGCAAGCGGCAGTCATTGGGCACATGCACAGTGATGTTCACCCGTAGGCTTGAGAACCAGTGGGGGAGCACTACCCTCACACGATTCACGGATAGCAAGGATAACATGATAGTGTGGTTTAGGAGTGGGAATCATGATGACTTGACCGTCGGAATGCAAGTTTCACTCACAGCCACCGTAAAAAAGCATGACTCCTATAAGGAGGTTAAGCAAACAACGATTACAAGGGGACGGGTAGAGTGATATACCGGAAGCCCCTAATTGAAACCAAAATGGAGGAATATGAATGAGATATACAAACATACCGAAAGACAAGCGAAACGATGTCATAACTATGCACATCGTCGAACAAACCGAGAAGGTCAAGCACTTCTACACAGTAGCGGGACTGAGCAAAAAGCACAGCGTCGAGGCTGTAGAAAGCGACGGGTACTACGAAGAAGACGAGAAGTGGGTGAACATAGAGCCTATGGATGGGTACAGTGAGTACGGCTCATACACTAAGCCTAAAATTAGCGAGACTAAGCACTACATACCGTGTACTAATTACGGCAAAACCCTAACAAAACAACTTGATGAATCAAAAGGTTGGCCGAGTGTAATTAAGCACAGATGCCATGATATCATGCTTATACCTAAACATGTACTCGATGAGAGCGGCCAAAAGTATGTGCCGACGAATCACATAGCATGGATACGAGATAACCCTATTTGTCGTCAATGCCGAAGAAGAATAAAGGCAGGACTCACATTGGAGGTGGCCGAATGAACATATTTGCGCTATCTACAGACCCAAGAGCGGCGGCTCATATGATGTGTGACAAACACATTCCGAAAATGATAGTCGAAAGCGCACAAATGATGGCATCGGCGCTACGCCGACATGAAGATTTAGTGCTATCAACCTATGATTACGAGGGATACATGAGCATAAATGAATTATTTGCGCATCGTGGCATCGTTACTAAAAAGGGATTCCCGTATGTTGGGGGTTACAAAAACCACCCATGTACTCGCTGGACGGGTGAGAATTGGACTAACTTTATGTGGCTTGCTCAACATGCTAAGGAATTACTCTTAGAGTTCGCTCATAGATACGGCGATGGACATGTTTTTCACGCATGCACTGAGCCTGTGAACGCTATGTACTCCGTAGGTCGCAAAATGCATAGGCAATACGGAATGGGCGTTGAGAAAACACCGTTTGCTATGGCTATGCCCGACAAGTATAAACGAGCGGGTAAAGAGGTGCATGCGTACCGCCATTACTACTTTGCAGAAAAACATGACATCGCCAAGTGGGAGCGGGGGCGAGAACGCCCTCAGTGGTACTGGTCGGGTTATATTGATGCCCTCGACCACAACCCTGCGACACCGACAACAGTAAGGCGTGTCAATGGATTACCGATGGAGCACAGTTTTGGAGGTGGTTTTGATGACTTATTCAACTGAGGATGTAGCACAAACAATAGAGCATGCGTGGTTCATACATGACCTAGTGCATGATGAGATGCACCTATCGGGGCGTGTGAACGACTACTCTTTAGACGACCTTAAGTGGATGCACGACACCATGAATGCGTGTCTGTGTCATATCAAACACATGAGCGAACTCATAGGTGACTTCAACCCATTCGGAGGCAAACTACAATGAGTCCTACGGACTGGTGGGATACTACCGACGAAAAAGAATATATAGGGCCGGCCCCCCTAAATCAAAATAAGGGTCAAGAACCCAAACAAAAAACAGGAGCGATAAATATGAAACTGATAACAACCGAACAAGCGACGGAGGCATTTAGAATTGCCACCGGATACACCCCCGAACTACCACAAGTGCAGGAGTGGGCATTACATTGCCTACAAGACTTTGAAGACCAGTTCGACGACCTAATGAAAGCAGAGGACCAAGACATAGAGCGAATACTCGCAGACTACGCAGATACCGAGGCCGCATCAAACACATACTACATGAACGCCTTGATTGCCGCCGATGCCGGTATTTGGTCTGCCGACTCACTAGATGATTACGAGTTCGGGCGACACAGCAACTTGCAGATGGATGAGGTACTAACTATCTTTGCATACGAAACCACCATATCACTAGTGCTTGCCTTTGTTCACATGCTAGCCAAGGAGGTGAGCGCATGAGCCATGCTCAAGCAAATCATAGCGACGCTCCGATGAGAGGCGTAGGCAACATTGAACAGTGGTGGTGGCTTGTAGCCGCACGGACATTGATGAATGACGCTGTTCTCTCGCCCACCAAGAACCAATGGTGCCGTGATGAAGGAAAATACAAATCGGTAACAAAAAAGGAGGCCGAGGACCTACAAAAACTAGACACGGACAACCCGTACTACTTAATCAATGGCTACATTGAAAAAATCAATACTTCAATAATGGAGCGGGTAACGGGCGTATCAGGCAAAAGCATTGACTACAACTTGCTACGCAAAGTGGAGGCATTGGTTAATATCGAAAACACTTTGCCAATTATACTTGAAGCGAAAAATGGTTCTCCGGTATTACTAGGCTCTAAGGTGCGACACCCTAATTGGGATGCACACATAACTGCTTATAAGTACACAGGTGACAGGCCCGATAGACCTTTGTGGCAACACTTACGCTCTCGTAAAAATACCTGTAAATTGACAGTAGATACAGCCAAAAATTATTACGATTGGATAAGCAAGAATCGTCATGTGATAGCATCTTTTAGAGAGCACCACAAGGCACACCTAGCGCAAATTGATAGACAGCGTCAAAAGTACGACCTAAAAAACTACAGTGACCAACTAATATCAAAAACTAAAAACCTCCGTGAGCATACCGAGGCTCTCGATGAAAACTTGCGTAAATATGGACTTGAGCAGGATTGGTTAGCCGCCATACCTAAGCACCTATCGAAGGACATGCCTCACATTCTTGGGTTGGCTCGTGACCCGATGGTACAAGTGAAGCACTTGACCGAACAAGTCGAAGTTCTCTCTAACAAAATCAATGCTATCAAAACTAAATTATCCCTCAGTGGGGTGGTCGCTTGAGTGGCCCTCAAGTGATAATACCTGCCGGTGAGGTGGTGCGTATGATTGATGAGTCACTTGCACTCAAGGAGCGCTGGTACATCAACATGCGTGAGGCAAGCACACGGAGCGAGCGAGCGGAGGCCATACGGAATTACAATGCCCTGCGTGGTGTCATCAAGGCACTGCGTTGGGCATTCTACAAGGGCGAATCGCCACTAAACTGATATAGGGGGAGCCTCAATTGATAAACATGAACCCCTACAGAATACAGTTCATCAACGGCTACATCGAAGTCGAAGAACTCAAATCGCCCAACGGAACACCCGAAGCCAAGTGTACACTACACCCAATGGCACAGACCGCTATGCTCTTTCAAGAGGTAGTGGCATGGGCAAACGAAAACAATTACACCCACACCAAGTTGCTAGTGCGGGGTGGCGACCCTTATGTCGTTGCATGGCAACAAATCCAAACGGAGGAACACGAATGAAAAAATATAGCGAGTACCTAAACGAGCAATATACCCCGCTTACACGGGATGAATTAACGAAACTATGCGATATTGAGCAACATGAGATTGATAACATGACAATCAAGTCGGCATTGAATGACGCACTGGACGAGATAGACTTTCTACGAGGGCAACTAGCGGTTGCCTATGAATACATAGGGCGACGAGCACCCAACCCTGCACCGGCCAAGTATCGAGCCGTGATGCACCATGCAACACGGATTCGCAAAGAAGAACGGGAGGTGAAGGCGTGATGTTATACACTGATTACCTGCTATCTACGGATACCTTGGGGGCAGGTGCTTTACTGGATAGTAGCCACGACCAAAGCCCAAAGGACTTAGTACTGTACGCTAGGAAAATGCTCAAGTTTTCCGAGAGGAACTTAGACATTATCAAAACACGACGCAAGGCAGTAGAAGCCATGTATCAACGACAACTCAAGAATGCTACCTATTGGGGCATGGCCTTGGACTTGGCTAAAGAGGAACTCAAGGGTGGCTTACAATGAACGGTAAGGTATATGCACTCACCAATGTGGCGCTAGACGCTATACAGGTTATCCGCACCTTAGAACAAGCGGGTCGATGTGATGTCGGCATAGCAGATATACTGCTAAACAGACTACTGGAGTTATCCAAAAAACAGGAGGAATGAATAATGAATAATGAATTACTGCAAGCAGCGATTGACCTAATGAACTGGGTCTTGATTAAGAACGACAACATGATGCCACTAGATTTGCTAGATGCACAACACACGGTCAAAGAACAATGGCGTGCTCAAACGCTTGAGGACTTACGCCGAAGTGAGCGTGCCGACTTCAACAGCAATCTAATGTATGTGCTATACGGAGATGACCGACATGAGTAATGCGGGATACGCAGACAGACTAGACTCATCAGTGTATGACATACTGATGGAGCATTGCCCAAAGGAGGATATGTTGCATCTACTCATGGAGTATTTCAAGCATGCCTCTAAGGAAAACATATGCACAGAATTAACCGAGTGGGTATATGCCGACCACGAGTGTGCAACCGTGGACTTGAGCACATGGGGGATTTGCGATGAGTAAGTGTGATACCCCCGACTGCGACAAAGACGCAAACTGGTACGGCTCTAGGAATCTATGTACTACATGCCTACATAAGGCGGCGGTAGATGCACCAACACTACGAGCAGAAGTCAAGCGGTTGCGTAAGCAATTGAAAGAAGCAAATGATGTTATCCAATACGCTCTTGAAATGTCAAGTGATGACGATTCAACAAGAGTGTTTGAGGATTACTTAGAGGTGATAGAATGATTGACACAGACAAATACGAAGGACACATACAGGGTGAATGGCGAGATACTATACATGAGGGTGCATTGGCTCATCATATTGTCGCTTACAATCCTAAAATTGCTTACGCTAATGATGCCGGAGATGTACAGATTTGCACCGTGTTTCCGAATGAAGCAACGGCAAACTTAGTGACAGACGCACCACTTCTCCTTGAAGAAGTCAAGCGGTTGCGTAAAGGTATCATTGATATTGCTAACAAATGGGAACAACCCTCTATCATAAGGGGATTCCTCAAGGAGTTAAAGGAGTTGATTGGATGATTGGTGGATTTATCAATAAGAAGGGCGACCGCTCTACCTTCGAGATAGGTGTGTGTGTATGCTGTCGGAAAGGTGGCAAAATACACGGCACTTTAGAGGAGCATTCTAAGCGACCCGCAACCTTTATGCTTAGTCATCATGTGCCTTGGTTGTATGAGCAGGTAGACATCGAGGGTCGGCGGTATGACCGCATGTGCTACTCATGTGTTAGAAAGACTGAACTGTTTGATTTACCGGAGGTAAAAGGACAATAATTAAATAGTGGCGAGGGTAAAGAGTAAATTACAACATGGGGTGGGGCTTCGGTCTCTCATCAATTGTCGCTTCTATTGCGACTATTCCTCCTGTTTTGTTGCTTGGTGTTTCGTTTTCATTTAACCGAAGCCCGCCCCGCCACTGAGCACATACGGAGATGATTACAATGAGTAACGCATATATTTTAGCAGACAGCGTAGCGAGGCTATTAGCCGATAACCCACAGGGTCTCTCATCCTATGAGATTTTTAATCACTTAGCAGATGACAACCTTAGCGCAAGGTGGTTGCCTACACGCAACTCACTAGGCCCTAGATTAAGAGCCATTGGAGGATTTAACAAATCCGGCAAGGCTACTGGATACACCGCCTCACAATCAAGAAGTGTAGTGGTGTGGACAATAAACATGGATGACTACATACAATGGAGGGGAGCAGATGTTATCAGTGATTGATTTACAAAGCATAAAGTTCGAGTGTACCTATCCGTTCACCCGCAATAAGCAGGGTCGTATGGTGCAAGAGCCTTACTTTGCTATCAATGAAAGTAATAATACTTATCACCTGAAAGGCAGACTACTAATGTGGTCTTTCTTAGACTCACTTTACTCCAAAGACCCCCTCCCTAGAGGGCCGGTAGAGGATGATATATTCGCCCCCACTATAGGTACTCCTTCTATGCTCTCATTATTTACTGAGTTCGCAGAAGAGGCTAGTGTTACTAATCGGTACATGGTTTTCGAGCATGATGATAATAACAATGTGTCTATCGTAAGAAACCTTGAGCAGTATGTCTTTGCATCTAACGACATAGAAAAGGTGGGTAGCGTACTGAATGGTTTTGGATTGAATGTTGAATACAGACCTACCGTCTATATTGACTCGCAGAAAAATCACTTAAGACCTGCTTTGTTTTGTCGCATAGGAAAACATACCTTGCGTGTGATAGACATAGGCTCGTCTTACTACATTAGCGTAACGAGCGTGGACTTGGCGGGGCATAGGTACTCTTTGGTAGCACCCTGCGCCATATCTAAGAAGAATAAAGATAGTACTATGCAAAGTTGCATACAAGATGTAGTTGATGTTGTTCATTTGCGAAGTCTGAATACTTTTGCAGTGGCTAATACACTGATTACAATACCTCCTGTGAATGAAAATCCTCACTTGCTAACTCGTGAGTTAGATACATTACTACACGATAGATTGCGGAGGTGCATATAAGCGTTCCGTAATTAAGTTGGATAATTTTTTTTTGACAACTAAAATAAACCGAGTTACTGCGCCTTGATTGCCCTAATTAAGTTATTTCGTTATAGACATTTATGTTATATGGACTATACTATACTACTACTATACTATAGTATAACCTTTTAATTAAATATCCCTTATACGAATTAACTTAATACCTAGGAATTTGGGAGCAGTGCGCTGGTTTAATTTAGTTTGTCGAACTGAAGTTACCAACTTAATTAGGGAACACTTAAGTACTGACGATGGGTTGATGATAAATGATGCTAACTAAACATGGAACAATTGACATATACGAGCAGGAGCAATGGCCTTCTGTGATACATGGAGTGCTACTATACTCCGAGAACGAATACGGATGCGCCTCCCACATAGCGATGAAGTCTCTGCTAGGAGACATCAAACCTGCGGGTAGGGTGCTTACACATCTAATCAACCAAATGGTGTTCAATCAAACTAAAGAGTATGAGGACATAGGTTGGGAATACTACTTCTATAACGGAGTGATGATTGTAAATATCAACCGTTGGCCACAAACTCCTATCATGCCTCTGCAAGAAGCACAGGCCACATGGATTCACTGTTACCCTCCAGTGCGGGACTTTGTCTCTTACATGAAGAACAAGTACGACAACTTGGGATACTTTACCTATGTCACATCTACTACTCTACATGACGCACTGAACAATGACATATTTGCCGTACATTCTCCCGATGAAATGCTATGCTACTCACATTCGACTAGCCAAAAATTACGAATCAACGGACCGTCTAAGTTGAAAACAGATTTGTTTTTCTCCCCTCCTGCTTGGTTATTCCCTCACTTGGCTCATAAAATGGGCATTAGTAACTGTCTAAGTATATTCAGTGGACATGACCCCGAAGCAGGAGATGTTGATGAAGTAGCGGCGCTAACATTGTTCCGTTGGCTTAACCAACTAACAGGCAAAGGTAGAACTAAGCATGCTCTTAACTCCACACTCAAGAAAACTAAGAAAGAAGTCAGTGACTCATTGCTTCTAAGAAAGGAACTAGAGGAATTGTTAGAAGGAGCGCAAGGTAACGCCGAGGCACCTAATATGTTGTGGGGTTGATTATTATGCACAATATGAATGTCTTTGATGCTATGACCGAGTATGTCGACCGTAACCACTATGTCGATGTGTCGGACAAAGTACCGGTATTCTTGTGTTCAATAGGCACCCATATATTCAACGGCCTAAATAAGTGCGGTACCTGTCCTTTCATACCCGTCGAGGGTGTCGAAGGTTTCGAGATAGAGTCTTGTATTCTACGACACGACAAAAACCCAATCTATACACCTATGTCTCATGTCGCTGACACGAGACTTCACATACTGATGCGGGGTATGAAAGGGTCGGGTAAATCCGTGCTCATACAGTTGTTTCTAAGCCCTAAAACAGGGCTATTGTCAAACATGGCTAACGCCGAGATTGGGATGGGCTTTAGAACTGACATCGGACCGAACTCAATTACCGAAGCAGGTATGTTTGGTTCAGTAGATGAAGAAGGCAACATCATGGGTCGCCCACTAGCCCGTGAAATGTGCGGTGGGTTTCTTGGATTCGAGGAGTTTTCATCTATTACTGATGCCGGAAAGAAGGAACACAGTACTGACATTAAGAATCAATTACTTACTTCTACTGATAACGGTAGAGTCAAGAAGGTTATGAGGGCTGGATGGGTAGAATACACTACTCGTTATACTCTATGGGCAGGTACCCAACCTGCTAGATTCGAGATGGAGTCCGGTCTTGACCGTCGATTCTTTATCATCGACATCGAGATGAATCCCGAAAAGGAACGCCTATTCAAAATAGCACAGGCCAAGCAAGCAAGCATGACTCCCGCCGAAAGAGCGGAGTTAATTGGATTGGCCGATAATCTACGCAACTTCTTCACAGAACGAGCCATGGAGGTGATTATGAATCCACCGACTGCTCTAAGGTTTGATGATGAATTTAACGAGTGGTTGTTCCGCCCCGAAGTAAGGAGTCACGAGGCAGACCTGTTCCGTAGGCTCGCTCTAGGCTACGCTATTATGTCGCCTATCTACAAGGGTGGGGACACGCTACACATAAAAATGACAGACCAACTACGCAGTATCCTCGACCGATGTTTAGATATGCGACGAAGTGTCATGGATGCAGACCTGCGGTTAATCAAAACGGCTTTCTGGAATCAAGCCATGTCTCGCTCTAACCTCATTAAAGAGGTAGCAAGGATGATTACTAATGGTGACTATCAATCTGCAAAGAGATGGATTGAGGATAACTTACATATACAGGCGTGGTATAATGAAGAAAGGAGTAAGGGTGGCGGTAGAGGCCGCAAAGGTGTATCCTGTTACATTGGATACCCACAAGCATCCTACGAACCAAAAGAGGTGAAACAATGAGACCTAAAATAAAACACAATTTTTTACAAAATGCAATAAAATACATAACAGAAAACGGACCAAGTACTGCAAACGAACTGCATGATTCATTACAATACACTGCTAGAGGCAAACCACTTAGAGACACATTAACTCCTAGGCAATGCCAACAAATACTTGCTAGATGTAGTAAATTAGTGCAAAAGGATACCGAAGTATATTATCGTGATACAAACAGAAAGACAACCTATACTGTCAGTATGTATCATTTAGTAGGTGATGCTTGATGGGTAGATACACTCAATGGTGTGACCGAGCAAGGGAACAAATCCTACGCAACGGCGAAATGTCGGCACGGACTCTTATGTATAACATTGCACAGTCGGGATTTAGTCAAAAGCGTAGCCCTACAAGTGTAAGGTCTGCGTCCCAAGCCTTGCTTAGAGACCACCGCTTTGCATCGCATGAACCCGAAGTAGGTTCGTATCAATTCGGTGAAGGCGAGGTGGCTAGGGGCTACCACTACAAAGTAAAAGTATGGAGTGTGGTTTGATGAAAACTCGACGACAAATCCAAGACCGCATAGATGAAACTCGTAATGAGGTAATCATTAGTGCGCTACAATGGGTCATTGAGGACAACAACTGTGCTGTCTGTCAATTGCCAAACAAGCGTGAGGTCGAGGTCAAAATCCACCGAGGTGAGATGACAAGCACATTCCTCGAATCAAAGTATTCATGGCCTGTCGGCACAGTCAATCGCCATATGGATGAGCACCTACAGTATGACCCTAACGAAGCATCACATATCGAACAGATGCGTGATGAGTCCATCAGTACACTCAATGTAGCCGAGAACCTTGTTCAACGACTGGTCTCTTGGCTCGACGAACTAGAGCAACGCAAAGTAACTGAGGGCTTAACCTCGGAATGGATTGGCGATGCCACTAAACTACTATCTCAAGGACAAGGGTTCTTGAAATTAGTGGGGCAACTCAAGAGCGAGATTGGCGTTGATTCACAACTACTACTTGCCGACCGTAAGGTCGATGCCATGATGGGCATTCTAGTAGAGGTGCTACGCAATGAGCCGCTCTACCTAGACCAAATACAACTGCGCCTTGCTACTATGCAAACACCCAAGGTGTCTTACGATGATGCCAACTTCGAGGTGATTGAATGAAGCGTGAGTGGGATTGGATGATGGATGGTGAAGAGGAATGAGCCTTAAATCATGGCGCAGTAAAAGTGCCACTATGCTCTTTACTCGGCCCATCTATGAGCGTGAGTTTCCGGCTCTCGCTCAGGCCATGGTCGATGATGGCTTAAGCATTCGCTTAGTGTCCAAGGGTAATGGTTATGAGTTGTATGTTGCAGACTATCAAGTCCCTGCAAAGTCGGTGCGGGAGGTGTGGGGATTATCACCACATCAAATGCGCCGTTTCATTGACTGGGTCTTAACAAATGATACGGAGTTGATGTGATATGGGAGTAGTAATTTTTACAAAAGATGATGAGCGCTACAGGACTGGAGATTACTTCTGCATGTATGGCGAACTCAGTACCTCTCCGGCTGCTCCACATACAACATACATTCTACACATAAACAAGTTCAGTGAGCAAGACGCTCTTTACTGGTCTAAGATTGTCCCTTTCCGACTTGTTGTGGTCTGTGACAAGTTACCTAAATTAACAAAGGCAAGCGAGGACTGTGTTATTCTCGACCAGTCAATCAAAACTAACAAGCCCGACTTCTCTCGTAAAATTAGAGCAGCCCTATGTTGGTCTGACCGTGACCGCGCACACACTGTGCTAGGTCCTATCCCTCTCCCTCTAGCCAACGCATTCATCAAGGTTAATACTCATGATATATCTCTTGGTCGCCTGTTGGCTCGATGTCGATTTACCCTGCATGAAAGTTATACTCGTGCGGCGATTGCATACGGCATCAATCCTATTCGCAATTTTAAGTGGCCTTCTAAGAAGGCTAATAATGATTATATAGTGCCGAGTGGCATTAGACAAACAGACAAGCACATGGAGACTATCTTAAGTGGAGACCCACTAGTCACCAATGAAATACGCTCCAATCAAATTGAAGCGTTGCCTGTCGGCAAAAACAAAACAAAACAGAAGGTGATAGAATGGCTATAATGATGCAAAAGAACTTACACATTGTGTTCGTATATGGGACACTAAAGAAAGGATACAGTAACCAAGGCTACCTTGCAGGGCAAGAGTATCTAGGTGAATATGAAACCAACCCCCGATGGGGATTGATTGACTTAGGACCATTTCCTGCTATGGTGTGTGGTGCTCTTGCTGTTAAAGGCGAGGCTTACTCGATTAGTGATAGTGTACTAGAAGACCTAGATATACTAGAAGGAGTGGCTCAAGGTATGTATCACCGCCGTAGAATCCAAATAACTAACTCCGGCAATCAATCTAAAATCAATGCTTGGGTGTACACATACAATGCTATACCCCATCCATCCACAACTTTACTACAGGAGTGGTGAACATGGATTACGGCTTTGGAGGGTGCGGCATACTAATGGTAGTATTAGTTTGGTTTATAGTTAGTGTGCTTACTCATCCCGACGCTTGGGATTATGGCGGCGAGTATGAAAGACCGCCTGTAGGCAAACACCTACCGTCCGAAGAATCGGTGGCTTGGCAATCAATATGGTTTAATCAAAACGAGTGACCCTCATAAGGCATTAGTGATTATGCTTAAGCATGTCGGCCAACAACAATAACAAGAGGGTTCGTCGAGCAATAGTAGAATTACTACTAAAACATGGACCTGCGACTAGAGAAGAAGTAGCAGAATTACTACAGAATTACAAAGGTGTAAAGAATGTTCCCTCTCCTAATAGCCTCAGTGCTCTTATGTCTAAAAATCCACAGGTGGTTATCGTCGGCAAACAAAAAGTCGAGATGACTCTAGGTATCAACACTCACCACATGCTTTTCGATATAGACCGAGAAGTAATCAAGACAAAAGATGATTTGATTTTGACTCGTCCTATCTCGGTCATGACTCCTACTGAACGCAGAGAAGCGACGCAGTGCCCCTCCTGTGCTAAGACTCGTATATTACCTAATGGCGAAACCAAATGTATAGCATGTATTCGTAGAGCATAGGTATTATATACTGGCGAGGATTACTCGTAAGGTATGAAACAAGTATGGGCTACAAAGCACCGACCTTCTACTCTCGATGAGTTCGTAGGCCAAGGGCACATGACCGGTGAGTTTGGTCGTATTATCCAAGGCACAAGCGGAATGCAGCACTATATTTTCTACTCCCCCGAAGCAGGTACAGGCAAGACTTCTCTTGCTCACATACTAGCCAATTCATTAGGCTACACTATACATATGTACAATGCTTCATCCAAGCGACAAAGAGGCATACAATTCATCGAAGAAGAATTAGCCCCTATGACTAGACTTGGACAGTGGGAGACCATTTTCTTTTTAGATGAAGCCGACCAACTTACTGATGCGGCGCAGTCGGCACTGAAAGGTGTCATTGAAGGTGCCCAAGGCTACTTCATTCTTACCTGCAACGACTTAACTAAGTTGTCTCCTTGGCTTCAATCTCGATGCCAACTAAGAACCTTTAAGCCAATAGAGGATAGTGAAATGTTTCTGCGGCTACATCAAGTAGATGCTAGAGAGGGATTCTTTACTAATCAGAGCGACCTTGACAAAATTATAGATGCTAACGAGGGTGATTTGCGTAATGCTATCAATGCCCTACAGGCATATCATACTATTCCCGAAGAAAACAGACAGCAGTTCTTAGTGTCTATCTCCGAACCGGAGGTGGATGCCTCAAGAGTACTGTCCCTGTGTCTCAAAGAGAAGCAGGTAGAAGAAGCAGTGAAGTGCATGGGCGCTCCCGCCAATCTACGAAAGACAATAGACGCTGTATTTAATTACGGCATAAACTCCCCCGCTAAACCCAAAAGCAAGTTGCTCTTGGTGGATGCCGCTACGCAAGCCCAAAGAGATTTGCTAAGTGGTGTCGATGCCCACTATGTTATGTGGGATTTTTGTAGGAGACTAACTGAGTAAGGGTTATATAGTGGCGAGGATACATGAAAGAATGAGGTTTTACTATGGTAGATATTGAACAAATGATAGAAAGAATTAGCAAGAATGTGAACTGCACAATCGACGCACTGAGTGCTCGTATGAATGATGTGCTCGACTCTAACAGAGCGGCATGGATGGATGCAGGAAAGACTGATGAAGAGTGCAACATTAACGCACTAAGAATAGCAGGTCGACAAATCAAGAGCGAAGGCGAGCGCCTCAAGCGTTCCGGTGCAACTCTCTTTGAAGGAATGTTTATTAGCGCCCCACGCTACAAAGATTGGGCAGATTTCGCATACAAAAAAGCAGCAAAGAGTATTGGTGATTCGGCAATCGCTGACGCTATGGTCGAAGACGGGCTAGCAACGCTCTATGAAGACAACAATGACGGTACATACACTAAGAAGTACAACGGTTTCTTGGCTCGTGGCGAAGCATTCGACAACGATGTTAGTACTGTTGATGTTTCGGAGTTGCCTAAGAATACCTACGATGCAGGTAACGGACTACACTTTCACTTGATTTGGGACAAGGCTAGTCCTACATTCCCGTCGGGTGACAAGAACTTTAAGTACGGCAACCCTCGCCCACTAAGCGAGAAAGACCGCAACTGTATGTTCTTGGGTAGAAAGCAAGGGGATAAGGATACTCAAATCTACTCCATGCGATTTACTGGTGCTCTTGCAGAGATAGACCAACCTACATTCGTAGCCGGTACTATTGCTATGCGACCTGCTCGTAACGGCAACACTGCCTACGCTAAAGCAGGAGTATCTACTTTTACTGTTGACGATTCATTGCAGAGTATCTTTTCCGACTCTCCCGACGCTATCAACTACGATGGCGTTGTTAGACTCGAAGGTGGCTTGCAGGATATCGAAAACTATGTCGGTAAATTGAGTGACAAAGAGAAGTGGGATGCGCTTGTTTCTGTTGTTGCAGAAGTGGTTCACATTGACCCAAGAGATAACGGTGGTTACATTATTACCGTTGGTGACTTGGATATCATGTCCACTGCTGGTACTACTGACATCTATGTTCCTACTTCTCAAGAGTCACTTGTAGACTTCTCAGTGGGTTCTACTCTCATGGTTCTCGGACAACCGTACATGAGCCGTGATGATGAACCACGCCTAGTTACTACCGGTTGGTGGTGTGCCGAATCATTAGGTGCAAGCGACTCCTCCACTGGAGATGTAGAGGGGTGGGACTGATGGCTTGGGCACAATCTAAAACCGAGGCGGCTCCTGCGAAAGCAGGGGCTACCTACGGGGCCGAATACTACCGTGAATTGTTCGACAAGAAGCGGGCAAACCACGCACCAATTCGCATGGCTTTGGTCGGTAAGGAGAACACCGCTAAGACTGGTCTCTCTCTTGACCTTGCTCTAAAGCACACAGATAAGGACATCGTAGTCCTTGACTGTGACAACTCCGCACAGAACACTGTAGATTACCTGCTGTCAACCAAGGTCGAGGGCGCAGATAGAATCCGTGTCATCCCTATGATTGATGAGATGGACGATGCTATGTGGAATGAAGACAACACTACTGATTGGCTCGCTGTAGTCAAGAAGTTGGAGTGGTTCACCGCATACCTTGGTGAGAACAATGAAAGTATCGGGGCTGTAGTCATGGATGGCGGTTCTACTTTCCTCAAGTGGTGTGAGTTCGTCATGACTGAGCGACTCCTTGAGCGTGGTGTTATCAAAGACGAGAGCGACAACTTCAACCAAAAAGAATGGCGTGAGCGCAATCGTGTGTTCAAAGGTGTTCTAAATCGGCTTACTGCTCTGCCAATCCCTTACATTTTCTTTACCTTTCACTTGAAAGACAAGAAGCAGTTTATGGATATCGGTAACGGCACTAAAGCCATGATGAAAATTGGCGAGATTGTTGATTGGGTAGACGGTACGCAGCGATTCGTTAGTCAACAAATACTACTGCGACGATACACCAAAAAGGGCGACAAGACTGCCGGTGTGGAGGCTGACAAAAAGTTGGGCGACGATGACTTTGTTATTCGTGCCACTATCAACGAGATGAAAGGTCGAAACATGGAGCACTTGGGCAAGCAGTATGACTTGATGAGTGTTGTTAATGGCAAAGTAAGTTGGGCTGGACTACCCTTTGGGTGGGATTGATGATGGGATTCGATGCTAAATTATTTGAAATCGGCAAAGAGTTACAGATGCTAAGGTCTAGAATTGCAGACCTTGAGTCAATCATTGACGAGATACCTAATTTGGGGGCAGTTATAGCCGCAGTCCGTGAACTACAGGATGAGCATGAGGCACCTGCCGCTAAGTTCATCCATTACTTAGGGAGTTGGGTGAAGTGAGCAGCGTAGGACCATTTGTTCGTAACGCTCTAGTAAGCCTACTCTCCGTGACTAGTAGAGAACAACACATCAACGGAAAATCACAGAAACAAGTGAGCGGGTGTATTATTATCTTGGATGATAAAGTGCTATCCACTACATCTATTGTCAAGGATGGCAAAACATCCCTGTCTCGCTTTTCTATACTTACTGATGCAGAAAACACTGCTACAATCCCAGTCCCCGACATAGAAAGAATGCTAGGTGTGTTAAAACACCACGGTGAATATGTAACCATCACTTACAAAGATGACAAAGTAATTATTAAGTCTAAGAATAAACAGACTACACTTACTGGTGGCTTCGGGGCTAAAGCATTTGCTAACAGCCAAAACACACTCAAAGAGTGGCACGAGCAAGCAAAGCAGCGAGCAACGCAAATCAAAGGTAATGTGTACATCACTAAGGATGGGGATACAATCTCTCCTTTCTTTACAGCAGAGATACTTGCTGATGATTTGCATGATGCTCTCAAATGCGACGGTATCAACGGGCAAAAGTTAAACCGTTATACCTTTAAAGTGGATGGCGGTAGCCTTAGTTTAACTGTAGGTGACGCATTCAAAGGCAAGACTAATGTTGATTTCGGTTCTCACGCATGCAAGGATTTCACGGCTACATTTGAAGGTGGTCTTGAGCACATTGTAAGGCACTACTCTAACAAAATTAAACTGTCTTTCATGGACTTTACTGAGTATGGGCAAGGCATTAGACTTCTAATGCTTATGGACAACGGAGACTGGGTGTTTCAGGCGGGGGTTCTTTGATGCTCGCTAATAACGGGAGCAGATACGATAGTATTACTGGATTCACACAAAATGAAGTACATAGTGTGTGTGAGTATGAGCCTTTCGCTCGTTGGATTTTTAGAGGCTCACATAGGCGTAGAAGAATGAGAGTTCTTCTTTCGGCCATAGTGGGACTTGAGATGGAGATTGATAAATGGTACGCTACCGAGGAGATTACTCAAATGTGTCTACTACATGACGCTAGGGGACGGTCCTCCCAAATAATTAGTAATCAAAGAGTAGGGACTTTATTTCGGGTTTTAATTGCTCGTGAGATAATACAGTTTCGTAAAATAAAAGGAAAAAGAGAATACATAATAGGTGAAAAATATGTTAATGATATGCTACAATTGCGAGAAAAAGCAAATAATAAATGAAGAACAGCCGACAGTTAAGGTCGGTGAGAATTATGCCGAGCAAATAATTAAGTGCATCCACTGCGGAGAGCCACATAAATTATGCTTGACGCTAAAATCACTGCGAGATGACTACCGAGACCCTCACTGGTTGCGAGAGCACTATGTGGACAAGGGTTACTCAATGGCTGCTATTGCAGTAATGTGCTCAGTGACTCCTATGACTATTCAAAATTGGCTGCGTAGACATGACATACAGACAAGAGGTAGGGGGTATAGGGCAGATGACTAATCATGTTCTTACTTTAAGAGTATGTAATCTATGCGATTGCATAGTATCAGGCACCTCCGAGCCACCTACAAATGATAGTAAGGTCTTGCAGACAGTCATGCTTCGACACGGCTGGTGCAAGTGCTTTCTTGACCTAATAGATTAAGTAGTGGCGATACTGGATGTGTGTATATGATTGTAACACAGGTTGGCGGTAGAGATATACGAATAAGAAGTAGAGACCCCGAAACTCTTGAGCGACAAGACATTAAGTTAAGTGCTTATCCATATTGCTTTGCTAGTAATGTGGGTGACACATTTGGCTTAGTCAAAGTTCAAGAGGGCTTCAAGGGTCTTTATGGACAGAAGTTAAACAAAGTCTACTTTCGCACAGAATATGACCGTCGTATATGGTCCAAGACACACACTACTTGGGAGTCAAATGTTACTTTCCCAAACCAAATACTCATTGACCGAATGAATAGCGGGGAAGAACCTGTGCCCAACTATAATCACCGGATATGGTACTTAGATGGCGAATGGATGACTAAATCCGGCGAGATTACTATGCTTAGTGTACATGATTCGTACACAGGTAGAATGTATTCTTGGGTTCGCCATGACGACATAAAGGCAGGGACTTACAAATCTCTAGACTGCATCAATCATCCCGAAGGTCTTGAGTCTATTGAGTTTGATACTCCAATAAAGGCTTTCGCTAACGAAAGACAACTACTCGCTGACTTTGCTGCACATATGGCAAAGCAGGACCCCGATATTATCGCAGGGTGGTATGTTGTAGATGCCGATATTAAACAGATATGTGACCGTATGAGAGTATGTGGTCTCGACCCAAAGAAGTTATCGCCCTACAATCGGCATGATTTCAAGTATAACTGGTCGGACAAACACTGGTCTCAACCCATAGCAGGTCGCTTGTGTTTTGATTTGATGGTCGGCTTCAAGAAGTTATGGACTATCAAGAACGGACAACTAGCATCACAAAAGTTGGATGACATAGCGTGGTCTGTTCTAGAGGAGCGCAAGGTAGAGTTGCCCGACGGACATGACACTTACTTCTCGGATGTTGCTACATACCTCGACTACAATAGACAGGATGTACGACTGTTACCTAGGCTTGACGAAGCAGTTAACGCCATAGGTTACTTTACTTCTATGCAGCATGTAGTACAGTGTCAGTTGGCTACTACTCCCCTTATCACTGCTATGGCTACAAGTCTGTTCCTACAGGATGAGGACTTTGACCGACGCATACCCGACTCTCCTAAGTTCGATAAGAAGGACTATACTGGTGCCGACATCCAAGAGCCTGTGCCCGACCGATACAGTAGTGTGGCTATCATGGATATCAAAGCGATGTATCATAGTAATGTTAAGTTACACCGCATATGCTGGACTAATCTAAGTGATGATGGTGTAGACTGCGGTAACGGTATCAAGTTCACCAATAAGGAGGGCTTACTAGGTCGCACTATGGACAAATTGACTGTCAAGCGTAACGAGTACAA